AACTACACCAAGCCCGGGATGCGGGAGTCGCTGTTCAAAAGCATCAAGTCTCAGGCGGTGCAGGGTACCAAGGCAGGTCAATGGAGCGCCCGCAAGGCCCAGCTGTTGGCTAAGAAGTATAAGGCCAAGGGCGGCGGGTATAGAGATTAAGTGCCGTATAAAGATCCGGAAAAGTACCGCGCGTATCATAGAGGCAAGTGGAAGCGGTATAGCAAAAAGAACAAAAGTAAGATACGGGCAAAGAACTTCAGAGACCGGTATGGTATAGAAGTTGAAGATTATGAAGCATTAAAAGAGCAGCAGGGCGGTAAATGCGCTATTTGTGAGACAACAAGGCGTGTGCTGTATGTAGATCACTGCCACGACACCCAGAAACTACGTGGTCTGTTGTGTCAACAATGCAATACGGGTATAGGTATGTTGCAGGATAGCCTAAAGGTGTTAAAGAAAGCGGTTCGGTATCTGGAAAAATATGAAAGAACCACAGCAAAGCTTAAAAGCATGGACGCAGCAGAAATGGCGGACCAAGTCGGGTAAGCCCTCCAGCAAGACGGGAGAACGTTACCTGCCGGAAGCCGCCATCAAGTCCCTGAGTTCCGCTGAATACGCTGCCACCACCGCTGCGAAGCGCCGTGGTAAGCGGGCGGGCAAACAATTTGTGGCGCAGCCCAAGGGTATCGCCAAGAAGACCGCGAGGTTCCGGTAATGGCTTACAAAACGACCGACAACACCGACTTCAATCTCGACCTCAACACCCTGATTGAAGAGGCGTTTGAGCGTTGCGGCAAGGAGCTGCGGTCGGGCTACGACTTCAGAACCGCTCGTAGGTCTTTGAATTTATTGACTATTGAGTGGGCGAATCGTGGCATTAACCTGTGGACTATCGAGCAGGGCTCGCAGGTGCTGACTTACAACGTGGGCGACTACGACATGCCCATCGACACCATTGACCTGCTGGATCACGTTATCCGCACAGGCACCGGGCAGAACCAGACGGACATCAACATCACCCGGATCAGCGTCTCGACCTACGCCACGATCCCCAACAAGAATGCCAATGGCCGCCCGATTCAGGTATGGTTCCAGCGCAAGACCGGTGCGACTGACTCGACCAATGTCATTCAATACCCCCAGATTCACGTCTGGCCGAAGCCGGATAACTCCCAGACCTACACCTTCGTTTACTGGCGGCTGCGCCGTATTCAGGACGCCGGGAACGGCGTCAATGGTCAGGATATCCCCTTCCGGTTCCTGCCGTGCATGGTGTCCGGGCTGGCTTACTACCTGTCGATGAAAACCCCCGAGGTTGACCCCCAGCGCCGGATGGAGCTGAAGGCCGATTATGAACAGCAGTTTGCCCTTGCGGCGGACGAAGACCGCGAGAAAGCGTCGATACGGTTCGTACCAAGACAACAATTTTTTTAGTGCGATAGTAACCCGCTATGCCGAATAAATTTGCCTCCGCTAAGTTCAGCATAGCTGAATGTGACCGTTGTGGGTTCAGATTCAAGCTCACGCAGCTCAAAACGCTTGTCATCAAGACCAAAAACGTCAATATTAAGGTGTGTTCGGAGTGCTGGGAGCAAGACCATCCCCAGCTGCAGCTGGGTATGTACCCCGTAGAAGATGCAATCGGCGTCAGAAACCCCCGCCCGGACGTGAGCTACAGGACGTCGGGTACCGACGGGCTGCAAATTAACCCCAACGATGTCGGGACACCAGAGGGCGGTAGCCGTATAATCGAGTGGGGCTGGGCTCCTGTAGGCGGGGCTAGGGCAAATGACGCCAGCCTGACACCGAACGTGCTGGCACCAACCATTTCATTGGGCACGGTTACCGTGGCCGTAACTTAGGAGTGACACATGGACGCGAAGAAAGCTGTCAGGAAACACGAGCAACGGATGCACCCGGGCCAGAAGCCGACCTTCAAAAAGGGCGGTGTGACGTCGCTGGAGATGAAGAAAGTGGGCCGCAATGTGGCTCGCGCCAATAACCAAAGGAGCCGGTAATGGAAAAGATCAAATCCGTTAAGGTCGCCCCTGTCGGTTTGGCCAAGAACCGTGAGACGATCAATGAGCTGAATGCAGGCGCTGCCAGTATTGCCAGCAAGGACTATCCGGAGCCCAAGACTTCCGGCATCAAGGTGCGTGGCACCGGTGCGGCTACCAAAGGTCTGATGGCACGAGGCCCCATGGCTTGAGGTGATTGATGAACATGGTTTGTAAACGTTATGGTTCAATCTATGTAGCCAAGAATTTGGTGAATGGTGAATTTTACGTTGGACAAACCATAAAGCCCGTGTCTTATAGGGTTAGCGCGCACAAAGCCTCGATAAAAAATCCAGTATCCGTCTTTAGCAAAGCTATGGTGAAATTTGGATTTGAGAAATTTTTGTTTGAAGAGGTTTATATTGCGTTTGATAGGGCCGAGCTAAATAGAGTAGAGAAGTACTTTATTAGTGAGTTACGCCCAGCGTATAACCGTACTTGTGGCGGCGCTGGCGCACCCGGGAGAGCTATGGCTGAGTCCACAAAACAGAAGCTCAGAACATCAATGCGTTTGCTGTGGAGTGACCCCAGCCACCGGGTTGCAATGATGAATGCAATTCAAAAAGCTTGCGCCACAGATGAATTTGCCGACAGATGCCGTGAGGTTGGTAAAAAGTACGGTGGTAAACGGTGGGTTAACCACGTAAAGAAGCCTAAATTGTATGGGGATAGATCAGCGTCAATGAAAGCAGCTTGGGCAAATCCTGAAGTTCGGGCCAAAATTTTAGACGGTCTACGCAAGGTTGTCGCGTCGTCTGATTACAGGGCCAAACTACGTGCAGCGCATAAGAAAACTACGTTGCCGCGAGCGGTAATTGAGCAAGTTGCTGCGATGAAGCACCGGCCTGTAACATGCCCAGAGTTGAACATTTCTTTTCTGGCGCAAAAATACGCCGCAGAGTGGGTTGGAGTGAAGTCTTCAACAATATCTGAGGCTATTAAACGAAAGGGGAAAGTGTTTGGTTTGTACACTTTTCAAAGGGTGGCGTAAATCAACTACCAAAATTTGTTCTTAACAATCAAGGGATACCTTGAAAATGACTTCCCAAATACCGTCTTTACTGACAGTGCCGGGGCGTCAGCTACGCTCACCAGCGCCGAGCAAATCAACACCTTCATTACTCAGGCCGAACAGCGAATCTACAACACCGTCCTGTTCCCGGCCCTCCGACGTAATGTTACCGGCGTTACTTCGACCAACAACAAATACCTGAACTGCCCGAACGATTTTCTCGCGGTATATTCAATGGCTGTGGTTGACGGCACCGGTGCGTATAGCTACATGCTGAACAAGGATGTGAGCTACATCCGTGAAGCCTACCCCGTCCCAACGGACACCGGATTGCCCGCGTATTACGCGCTGTTTGGCCCGATATCAACCGACGAAACAGAGCTGACGTTCATCCTTGGGCCGACTCCGGATGCCGTTTACACGGTCGAACTTCATTATTTCTATTATCCTGAGTCGATCACGATTGCCGCAAGCGGTTACACATGGTTGAGTGAGAACTACGATCCTGTGCTGCTCTACGGCTCGCTGGTGGAAGCTTACACGTTCATGAAGGGCGAGCCCGACATGGTGGCCAACTACGAGAAGAAGTATCAGGAAGCATTGATGCTGGCCAAACGTCTTGGCGACGGCATGGAGAAGCAGGATCAATACAGGAGCGGGACGCCTCGTGTCCCGGTAAGCTAAGATGGCCTTCACCGGCAACGCACTGTGCAACGTCTTCAAGACCGGACTGCTGGACGGCACCTACGACTTTGGCACGGGCACGACTGATGTATTCAAGATCGCGCTCTACACCAACACGGCTACGCTGGACGCGGATACTACGGCTTATTCAGCTACCGGTGAAGTTGCGGACGCTGGATACAGTGCTGGCGGGGCTACCCTGACCATCAGTCAAGTGCCTACGATTGGGACTCAGGCTGGTAGCAGTGCAGTAGCGTATCTGTCTTTTTCAGATGTGTCGTGGTCTGGTGCGATTACTGCTCGTGGTGCTCTGATTTACAAGTACAACGGCACGACTAACCCGGCTGTCTGTGTGCTGGACTTTGGTTCCAACAAGACTTCAACCACGACGTTTCAGGTGCAATTCCCATCGGCTACCAGCACCTCGGCCATTATTAGACTAGGATAAGGAGTAGAACATGTTTAAAGATACAGCAGAAACGGTTGAAAAGGTCACCGCTGGCCTTGTTGCCAAGAGTGGGTTTGGTGAACACTCCAAGGCGGGTGGCGTATTCCACGTACAGTGTTTTGACAGCGCTGGCAACCTTAAATGGGAAGACCAGATGCACAATCTGGTTGTAAACGTCGGCCTGCAAGATATGAACACCCAATACTTCAAAGGTAGTTCTTATACTGCGGCATTTTATCTTGGGCTTGTTACTGGCCCCGGTTCCGGAACTACGTACGCAGCGGGCGATACTTTGGCGTCACATGCGGGGTGGACTGAGTTTACGAACTACTCTGGTTCTCGCAAAGCAGTTACGTTTGGTACGGCCACTACCGCCGATCCTTCGGTGATCGACAACTCTGCTTCTCCGGCTCAGTTTGTTATTTCTGGCGCGGGCGGCACGGTCGCTGGAGCATTCTTGTGCACGGTTTCTTCGGGAACTTCCGGAACTCTGTTCTCTGAGGCAGATTTTCAGTCCCCCGGAGATCGGGTTGTGGTATCCGGCGATACCCTGAATGTAACCTACACATTCAGCTTGGATGCGGCGTAACTAGGCAATGTTCGGAATATCGGCATTTGCAGCCGTTCCGTTCTCAGCGCTATCCGGCGGAGTTACATTTGATTCATACGCAAGTGACTCTGCTTCGGGGGCGATGAGCGCGGCTGCGCTTGCTGATTTCTTGGTAGCTGAGAGCGAGTCTTCTAGCGTAACCGAGCAGTTTACTGTTGCCGCGTCTACGTTCTCTGCGGTGAATGCTGAATCCGCAGCTGGTAGTGAGGCAGTATCTTCTTTGGCCGACTTCTTGGGTTTGGTAGGGGAATACGCTCAGGGGCAAGATACTTCCGGGGCAGTCGTAGATTTCCTAGCAAGTGTTCTGGCTTCGGCGTCAGTACAGGATCAGGCTGCTGCTTTAGCTTCATTTAATACGGCGGTAGCAAACACGGCGTCAGTGTCTGAGGTAATCTCGGCGCTTGTTGATTTTGTTGCCAGCGTTACCGATACAGCTTCGGGGCTCGATGTAATACCCCCGCCGTTAATAACCTATAACATAACAGTTGCTGAATCCGCCGCAGGTAGTGTTTCTGTAGCTACGTTAATTGACTTTCTGGGCGCTATTAGTGATCTGGGGACTGGAGCGGATGCAAACACTGTCGCTCCGTCTATATTCAACGCCCCGGTTGTGGAGTCTGCAACCGGTATAGATAGCTATTTTGCCCAAGGTATACTTAACTCTATACTATCTGAGGCTGTAACAGCGCAAGACTTGCTATTGGCTAGGTTCTTGTGGGAGCTGATTGTCAACGAACAAAGCGCCAATTGGGCTAATATTGCTTCAAGCCAAACCCCGTCTTGGACTACTATATCTGCCGATACGAATGCTAATTGGTCAGATATAACAACGATACAGTGAGATAAATATGGCGCTTACCGTTAAAGACCGCGTACGAGTAGTAACCACAACCACGGGAACGTCTGACTTTACTCTTGGCGGAGCGGTTGCCGGGTATCAGAGCTTTTCAGTGATAGGCGACGGTAACACCACGTACTACGCTTGCTCGGATTCGGTAACCGGGGACTGGGAAGTAGGCGTAGGGACTTACTCGTCCAGTGGCCCCACGCTTAGCCGTGATACGGTTCTTGAATCCAGCAACTCCGGCAGTAAAGTAAGTTTTGCTGCTGGGTCTAAAGACTTATTTGTTACCTACCCTGCGGAAAGGGCTGTGTATTTAGACACGGCTGGGTCTGCGGTTACGACGCTAGACGTTGGTACGCTGGGTGTTTCTACTGCAAATATTACAACCGCGAATATTACGAGTGGTACGGTCTCCAATACCCCATCAAGCGGAACCGACATCGCTAACAAAACGTATGTGGACACGATTGCTTCGTCTGGCGTCACATACCACACACCGGTTAAATACGAAGCGCCAAATGCGCTTACAGCGACATATAACAACGGCACCTCTGGGGTCGGGGCGACACTGACTAACTCTGGAACGCTTGGTGCCTTCACACCTGACGGAGTTGTGGCATCTGTCAACGATAGAATTCTTATTTATCAGCAAGCCAGCGCCGCGCATAATGGTGTTTACACAGTTACAACAGTTGGCGATGGATCAACCGCATGGGTGTTGACCCGTTCAACCGATACTGACTCTTATGCTTTGAAAGACCCGAATGGTCTGGGCGAAGGTGATGCTTTCTTTGTCACGTCGGGTAACACGGGTGCCGGTGAAACTTATATCTGTAACACACAAGGCACAATTACGTTTGGCACGACAGCCATCAATTTTGTGCAAGTGTCCTCTGCGCAGATTTATTCTGCTGGCACGGGGCTCACCCTCAGCGGCACCCAGTTCAGCATTACAAATACGGGCACGGCTGGCACGTATGGTTCGGCTTCCTCCGTCCCGGTGCTTACGACAAACGCTCAAGGGCAGGTTACCTCTGTCACCAACACGGCTATTTCAATCACTTCCGCCGCCGTATCCGGCCTCGCCGCTTCTGCAACCACGGACACTACAAACGCCGCGAACATCACCAGTGGCACACTGCCATCTGCCCGGATCAACGGCTCCTACACAGGTCTCACGGGTGTCGGTACGCTGACAGCAGGCACTTGGAACGCCACTACGATTGGCGCAGCCTACGGCGGTACGGGTCAGAGCTCTTACACGATTGGCGACATTCTGTACGCTGATGGAAGCACGAGTCTCGCAAAACTGGCCGACATTGCCACGGGTAACGCTCTAATCTCTGGCGGTGTAGGCACAGCTCCTTCTTGGGGCAAAGTTGGGTTGACTACCCATGTCAGTGGGACATTGCCCGTTGCAAGCGGTGGTACGGGAGCTACGACTCTAACGGGGTACGTATACGGTAATGGGACTGGGGCGATGACTGCTTCAACCTCTATTCCAAACGCTGCTACGACTGCTACAAGTGCGAATACGGCTTCTGCTATTGTGGCCCGTGATGCGTCCGGTAACTTTAGTGCGGGCACTATTACTGCTAGTTTGTCTGGTAACGCTACTACTGCTACTACCGCCAGCGCAACAACTGCGGCGGCAACGTTCAATAACGGCGGGACTGGAGATGCTTCTGGCACCACCTTTAACGGCAGTACGGCAAAAACCATCTCCTACAACACTGTGGGTGCTTCTCCGTTGGCGGGTTCTTCCAGTCTGACCACCACGGGAACAGTAACTTCTGGTACTTGGTCTGCATCATTCGGGGCTGTGTCGGGCGCAAACTTGACCAACCTGACCGCAGGCAACTTGTCGGGGACAATCCCGTCCGCAGTTCTGGGTAACTCGACCACGTACGTCGGTACCACAGCGATTGCGTTGAACCGTGCAACGGCCAATCAAGCCTTGACGGGCATTACCAGCGTCACATTCCCCGGTGCGACTTCAGGTTCAGTTCAGTTGATCCCTGCTGCTACGGCTGGCATAGGAACGGTTTTGACGATGCCTGCAACTACAGGCACTGTTATTACCTCTGGGGATACCGGCACTGTAACCAGCACAATGATTGCTGACGGTACTATTGTCAACGCTGACATTAACGCTTCAGCGGCAATTGCGGTATCCAAGTTAGCCGCTTCCACTATTTCTGGGGTAACGCTTGGAGGCACGCTAAGTACTTTGACAATGAACACGTCAGGTACGGGTTTATCTGGTTCAACGACATACAATGGTTCTGGCGCCTCTACTTTCACGGTCACATCAAACGCTACAAACGCAAATACCGCCTCTACTATTGTTGCTAGGGATGCTTCAGGCAATTTCAGCGCAGGAACGATTACTGCTAGTTTGTCTGGTAATGCGACCAATGTAACTGGAGTTGTTGCTCTTGCTAACGGTGGTTCTGGTCAGACATCGGCACAAGCTGCAATGAACGCATTCGCTGGCGCGGTGACATCTGGTTCATATCTCCGTGGCAATGGCACAAATGTGGTCATGTCCACAATTCAGGCTGGCGATGTGCCCACCTTAAACCAGAACACCACAGGTTCAGCGGCAACCTTGACAACTGGTAGAACCATTCAAACAAACTTAGCAAGCACTGCATCTGCGACATTTAATGGTTCTGCTAACATAACTCCGGGTGTTACTGGAACGCTTCCGGTTGCAAACGGCGGTACCGGCGCGGCAACTCTTACCGCAAACAATGTCCTGCTTGGTAACGGAACTTCTGCGGTTCAAGTAGTTGCGCCCGGAACAAATGGAAATGTGCTGACTTCAAATGGCACAACTTGGGTATCACAAGCTGCTGCTGGATTTGCAGCAGGAACAGCAATGGTATTTGTTCAAACCGCTGCGCCCACTGGTTGGACAAAATCTACAGCCCACGACAACAAAGCGCTTCGTATTGTGTCAGGCACCGCATCGAGCGGTGGTTCTGTGGCGTTTACAACGGCGTTTGCATCGCAGGGGGTAAGTGGCACTGTTGGCAGCACAACGCTTGCAACTTCACAGATTCCATCGCACAACCATACCATCGACTCCCGTACGGGCGGTAATAAAGGTAGTGGTTTCTATGCTCCTATAATAACTGTAACTGAAGCCAACGCTAATTCAAGCGCGTTCAGCACAACTTCAACAGGTGGTGGTGGCTCACACGACCACAGCTTTACCGGCACCGCAATCAATTTGGCAGTGCAGTATGTTGATGTAATCATTGCCACAAAAAACTAATATGCGCTTTACAAACTATATCGTCGCTGCGTTACTGGCAATTTCGTGGTCTGTGATGGCCGAAACCTCCCTATCTCGGGTTTCTGTCGTAGTTCCGTTTGGCTTAGATGGTGCCACCGGGCAGTTGGCGTTGAAGCTGGTAGCTGAGATGCAGTCGCGTGGGGTTAGCGCCTTAGTTCTGCACAAACCCGGTGCCGGGGGCATTGTCGGGGCAAACTATTTGGCAACAGCGCACCCTGACACGTTAGGAATTATCACCACGGCGTTGCTTGAGTCCCGCATTGGAAGTGACATTAGCCGGTTCGACAAAAGCAGCTTCTCCTACATTTCATCACTTGGGGAGTCGGCATCTCTTCTTATTGTTGGCTCAAAAAACGACATCAACATCTTGGATGTTGTTTCTGGTAGGCGTGATCTGAGAGTTGGACATAGCACAGTTCCGCAGTTAGTGGCCATCGAGGGCTTACAGCGGGCTGTCAAATCAACCAACTGGCTGCTTGTACCTTACAAGTCTCCAGTCAACATAATGACTGACCTGATTGGTAGCAGGATAGATATGACATTTATCGCCATGGCTGGCGGTATAGAGTATGTTAGGTCTGGACAGGTAAAGGCCATAGGAATTACAAGTTTGAAGCGTAATCCAGCGCTGCCAGACGTTCCGGCGATAGCCGAGTACATTGCCGGTTATAAGTGGGTGAGCCACCAGTTAGTTGTGATGCCTTCATCCGCGTCACCAAAGTCTATTTTTTATTACGAGTCCATGATTTCTGACATCCTCAAGAACTCACCTTCCTTTATTGACTTCACAAGGGGGTTCCCAATGTATATGGGCAGTGTTAAGCATGGCAGAGCTGCGGCAGAATCAATCGTGAAGGAGATAAAATGAATAGGGAAAATTGTGTCACACTAATTGTACAGGATAACTGTGTGTATATCGGAGGGCGTTCACTATATGCAGACCTTTCATCTCTTGCCGCCGATGGAATCCGAGCCGTGCAGTGGCAGGAAAAATACGACGGCGTCGGTCACCTTGAGATGGAGGATGGTGTAAACGTCAGTATTGATGCGGCTGCTTTTGCTAGGTTCATCCCGATAGAGGAGAAGGCAAGGGCCGATTTTGCGGAGATTGATGCAGCCGAGGCGCAACGCCTTGCGGATGAAGAACTTGCCCGGACATTCATTGCTGAAGTAAAGACGGCGTAGCACATATGAAAATTTTTGGCGGCGCATACACCACCCCTCTGGCGGATCATTTACAGCAATATGCCAAAGATTCTGATGGTATTGCGTTGCCGTGTAATGACTTGGCCGCATTGGGCGCGTCACTGCATACTGATAAGTATTACCCAAACGAGCTTGTTAAGAAATTGTTGCGCAAAGACTTGATGACAGACCTGCTTGCTTCCGAGGGCTTTGATAGGCTTGCCACTAAGCGTGTCCGCGCCGCCGTTGATATTGACCAGCAGGATTTTATCCTCAAGCCGTTGGTTGGTTCTGGATGTAAGGCGTCTTTTGGTAGCTGGAGTAAGGCGGACTATAAGCGGTTTCCTGATGTTCAGGCACTATCTGAGTACGTTGACGGGGATTTCGGTTTCCTTGGGAACGGGTATTTAATCCAAGAGGCCGATCAGATTGAGTTTGACCGCACGGCGACGATTTCCGGGGTGGTTAATGGAAAGTCCGAAGTCCTGTTCTTGCGCGAGAGCCGCACTACGTGGGTAAATTTGCGGGCTACGAATACCGTTCGGTTACCCCCAAATGATGAGTTACAGGTAGAACGGGGGCTTCTTGCCATGTTTGTCGAAAAATATAAGATTAGAAACGCGTGGTTTGCCCTTCAGTTTTTGAACAAGAATGGAAAGTGGTATCCAATGGACTGGAACTTCAGATTGCCGCCACACTTGTTAATTGATTACAAGCGTTCAGAGCCGGAAGAGCTGGAGCGTATTGCTCTGCACATGCTGGACTTGCATAAGGATACAAGTATTCAGGGCGGCACTATGTGGGAAATAGACAGAGGTGCCGTAGAGTTAAGCGACTTGACTGGATACAAAAAAAGTAAACTTATTATGGTAGATTCGCGGTGAGTCCAGAAGCCCTCGGTGTTAAGGTTTTAGACGACGCGTTGCCAGAAGCTGTGCGGCGAGCTATATCTGAAATTGTTTCTAAAACAAAGATTTCTCTTGGTGCGAACCGCGTGGAACTTGATGACAGAACGATGAGGGCGGCTGGACTTTTCTCTACTATTAGAGATATCGTCGGATTTGATTATCGTGTGCAAGATATGTTTCTTACACCGGCGGCGCGGACAGCAGACGTTCATATGCACCTTGATACTGCTTTTGCCTTCTACATCACTGAGCCGTGGAACCCGGAGTGGAATAGTGGCACAGTGTTTTTTAACTCCAATAAATCAAAGGTGTTAAGCTCGGTGCCTTATAAGTCATGGAGAGTGGTTATGATTCCGGCGGGTTTAATCCATGCAATTATCCCTCCGGTTTGCGAAATGCAAGAAAATCGGATGTCTATAACGGTGTTAATTAGAGGTTTAGATTATGCAAACTCCACAAGCTGATCCCGGAAAAACCTGCCCGTTTAACGGAAAAGACACATCAAAGGTTTGCCATAAATGCCCTTTATGGATTCAAGTCCGTGGCAATGATCCGCAGTCCGGCAAAGAAGTTGACCATTGGGCGTGTTCTTTTGCATGGATGCCTATGCTACTGATTGAAAACAGTCAGATGCAAAGACAGACCGGAGCGGCAGTTGAGAGCTTTAGGAACGAAATGGTGAAGTCAAACGAATCAACCCTTATGCTGCTTGATAATAGGAAGTTTTTAACGGAGAAATAATGAATACCAAAGAAATTGAGCTGAAACTGACTGTTGCAGAGGTAAACGGTATACTACAGGCACTGGGCCAAATGCCCTATACGCAAGTAGTGTCTTTGGTGCTGAAAATCCAGCAGCAGGCGCAGGCGCAAGTTTCTGAGGCGCAAGAAGCCCAGTAACCCAAAAGGAGTAATGCCGTGGCATCTACATACAGTAATAACCTAAAAATCGAGCTGATCGGTACGGGCGACCAATCCGGTACTTGGGGCACGACGACCAACACCAACCTTGGCACCGCGCTGGAGCAGGCGATAGTAGGCTACGGCAACCCCAATTTTGCTACGGACGCCAACACTACCATCTCCCTGACGGACTCCAACGCCTCCCAGACGGCTCGGGCGTTTGTGCTGAATGTCACGTCGTCGGTCTCCCTGACCGCGACCCGGGAGCTGGTGGTTCCCACCGTCCAGAAGCCTTACATCATCCGGAATAACACTACTGGCGGGCAGAGTATTACGGTCAAGACCTCCGCTGGAACCGGGGTGACGGTGCCTACCGGCAAGTACGCGTTTGTATACGCTAACGGCACGGACGTGGTCTCAGCGATTGATCACATCCCATCCCTGACTCTGGCTACTGCGCTGGCGGTGACCTCCGGCGGCACTGGGACAACGACATCCACCGGCACGGGCTCTGTGGTGCTGTCCACCTCCCCCACGCTGGTGACCCCCGCGTTGGGCACCCCGTCTGCTGTTGTCCTGACCAATGCTACTGGGCTTCCGCTGACTACGGGCGTTACTGGGACGTTGCCTGTCGCAAATGGCGGCACGGGGCAGACTACCTACACCAACGGCCAGCTGCTGATTGGTAACACGACTGGCAACACCCTGACCAAAGCCACCCTGACTGCGGGCACTGGCATCACCATTACCAACGGCACCGGCTCCATCACTATAGCAAACGGCGGTGTCACATCTGTCAGCGGCACTGGCACGGTCAACGGCATTACCCTCTCCGGCACGGTTACTTCCTCCGGCAGTCTGACACTGGGTGGCACCCTTTCGGGTGTAAGCCTCACGACCCAAGTCACCGGCACTTTGCCTGCGGCGAATGGAGGAACAGGACTAAATTCTCCGGGTTCTAGTGGCAATGTTCTTACATCAAACGGTTCGGCTTGGGTTTCTGCCCCTACTGGGTTTGCATCTGGCACTGTGATGTTTTTTGGCCAGACCGCTGCGCCGACCGGCTGGACGAAGCTATTAGTCCGTGATAACTATGCTCTCAGGGTTGTTACTGGTTCCGTAGGAAATAACGACGCAGGTGTAGACTTTACGACTGCTTTTGCCTCACAAGGAGTAAGTGGAACGGTTGGTTCTACAACACTTACGACCGCGCAGATGCCTTCACACGCGCATACCATCGACTCCCGTACGGGTGCTAACAAAGGTAGTGGCGTAACTCTCCCAATAATAACTGTAACTGAAGCCAACGCGACTTCAAGCGCGTTCAACACAACTTCAACTGGTGGTGGTGGCTCGCACGACCACAGCTTTACCGGAACGGCGATCAATCTTGCTGTCAAATATATTGATGTAATTCAAGCGTCTAAGGATTGATATGTTTGGTTTAATTTTCTGGTAGGAGATAGGTGTGAGCGAACAAGTCACTCAGCCGGAATCGGCAAAAGAAGTCGCAGGTAAGACTATCGGTAAGCAAGGGCTGTTTTACATTACATTGATTGTCTGCGTAGGTGTTGGCGCTTCTATCGTGTTGGAAGAATCCAAAATGGCTGCGGTGATGGGGCTGCTTGGTGCCAGTCTGACCGCTTTGATTTCCATGATGAACGGTATTGCCGGGGCTACTCCAAAACAAGATAAGCCGGAGTTTGAGGTCATGAAGCAACTCATTGAACGTCTTGACCGCATGGCTGACCGCGACCCCATGTCTGTATCTGTGGAAAGCGATAAGGTTGTAGTGAAGAAGGGTGACAGCGAAGTTCACACTGCGAGGTAAACATGATTCCGATTCCTGCTCTTTTATCCGTTGGCGCAAAACTGATTGACAAGTTCTTCCCTGACGCACAGGCTGCGGAACAGGCCAAGCTGAAGCTGCTGGAAATGCAGCAAAACGGTGAACTGGCGCAACTGAACGCCGATGTATCCGAGCAAGAAGAACTGACGAAGCGCCTTCAAGCGGATATGAGTAGCGATAGCTGGCTGTCCAAGAACATCCGCCCCATGACGCTGGTATTTATCCTTGTGACATACACGGTGTTCGGCTTGATGTCTGCGTGGGATATTGACGTAAATAACAACTACGTCGAACTGCTGGGTCAGTGGGGGATGCTGATTATGTCCTTCTATTTTGGAGGCAGGACGCTTGAGAAAATCATGAGCTTCAAAAAGGCAAAAGAATGACCCAACTGACTGCCAACTTCTCGCTTGAAGAACTGACGCGCTCCGAGGCGGCAGACCGCAACGGCTGGGATAACACGCCCAACGCGCAGGAGATTGAGAACCTGAAGCGCCTTGCTGCCTTACTGCAGCAGGTCAAGACGGCGGTGGGTGGCAAGCCGGTGATGATCAACAGCGGGTTCCGGTCAAAGCAGGTCAACGACTCGGTTGGCTCCAAAGACTCAAGCCAACACCGTCTGGGCTGTGCTGCGGACATTCGGGTGCCGGGGATGAAGCCTCGGGAAGTAGTGGAAGCCTGCATCGCTGCTGGGGTGCCGTTTGACCAGATTATCCTTGAGTTTGATTCATGGACTCATGTGTCTGTGCCGAACACGCCGGAGTTTAAGCCGCGCAACTCCCGCCTGATTATTGACAAGCAGGGCACACGCCCGTTCGCGTGAGGTAACACATGCCGCTATCCAAACTCCAATTCAAAGCCGGTATCAACCGCGAGAACACCAATTACGCCGGTGAAGGAGGTTGGTATGACGGAGACAAGATTCGCTTCCGTTCCGGCTATCCTGAGAAGATTGGTGGCTGGCAGAACCTTGCTGCGTCTGTGGCTGGCGTGTTTAACACCTATAAGGGTGTGTGCCGTAACCTCTGGAACTGGATTACGCTCAACAGCAGCAACCTGCTGGCCTTGGGCACGGAGCAAAAACTCTATGTTGAAAACGGTGGTGCGTTCTACGACATCACGCCCATCCGCGATACCGTAACCATCAACAATAACCCGTTCGCAATAACTAACGGCAGTAAACTTGTTGTTGTAACGGATACTGCCCACGGCGCTACGGTCGGCACCTATGTCACATTTTCGGGGGCGACTGGTGGGGATTACACCGTATTTAACGCTGAGTATGAGATCGTTACGGTAGTTAATGCCAACAGCTATAACATTATCCTCGCTACTGCCGCTACCGCTACGGGGTCTGGTGGTGGAGCTTCGGTATCTGCGGCCTATCAAGCCAACTCCGGTAACTCTGTGGCATCTAGCGGCACGGGGTGGGGTGTTGGGCCATGGAGCCGGGATGGCTGGGGTGAGGAGTACTCTGGCACGGCTGCTGTGGAGGAGACCAATGCGCTGCGGCTGTGGTCGCTGGATAACTACGGTGAAGACCTTGTATCGGCTATCCGTGAAGGTGCGATTTATTATTGGGTGGCTGACACGACGACAAGCCCGTCACGCGCAGTGACATTGGAAAGCAAAGCAAATACCGCAGGATACGACGGCGACTTTGTACCAAATAAAGTGTTTGAAATCCATACCTCCGGGGTACAGCGGTTTGCCATTTGCGTGGGTGCCAACCCCTACGATCCGGGCGACTCCGAAACCACGTTTGACCCCATGCTGGTGCGGTGGTCAGACCAAGAAAACATCTACCAATGGGTTCCCGCTGCCACCAATCAAGCGGGTGAAATCCGCATGTCGCACGGTTCTCGTCTGGTTACCGCCCGTCACGGACGGCAGGAGTTTGTGGTCTGGTCAGATAGCGCCATTTACTCAATGCAATACCTTGGGCCACCCTACGTCTGGGGTGTGAACCTGCTCATGGACGGTATCTCCATCGCCTCTCCCAATGCAGTGGTTGGTGCGAGTAACCTGATGTTCTGGATGGGTGTGGATAAGTTCTACATGTACGACGGTCGCGTCCAGACGCTGCCTTGCACGGTTCGTCAGTTTATTTTTGACGACTTTAACTATGACCAAGCTTATCAAGTAGTTGCTGGTGGTAATGAGCAATACAGTGAAATATGGTGGCACTACCCGTCACTGAACAGCACGTTGAATAATCGGTATGTTATTTACAACTACCTCGACAACGTCTGGTATTACGGCACCATCAACCGCACGGCTTGGTTAGACTCACCCCTGCGTGACCGGCCCATGGGGGCATTTAGCGTCAAAGTCAGCTACCTGTCCGCTGCTATCACTTCGTCCGACACCACGATCAACCTGCTTGATGCTGCGTCATATCCGGAGTCCGGCACTATTCAGATTGACAGCGAGAAAATTACATACACCAGCCGGACGGCTACCGCACTCAGTGGGTGTACTCGGGGTGTCAGCGGGACTACGGCTGCTTCTCATGTAGCTTACTCCACGGCACCGTTGGTTATCCCGAATCAGGTGAT